TGCGTGTTTCCACGGACTACAGGCGCCCATCGGAGGCGCAACGATTTATTTCCTCTTGGAAGAGGGAGGCCTACCCTCAAAGCTCGCCGGAAGCCTTACCATCACGCCCCTGAAGTCCACCACGGGGCAACGCTTCGTTTGCGTCGATAACGCCGGCTTGCTTCATTCAAGCACCACGGCTTGCGTGGGAACATAGACACCATGAAACGCCTAATCGTCATTCTGATTCTCGCAGCCGCCGCGTTCGCTCAAACCTCAGACTCCGACCGCTTGAAGATCCGAGACGCCCAGCGGATCGCAGCCGAGACCGTAGCCGCAAGGAACGCCCTCGAATCGCAGTACTGGCAAGCCGTCAGAGCCGTTGACCAGGCGCAAGCAAACGTTGCGGCCGTAATCGCCCAAGTTGCGAAAGACAAGGCGTGCGAGATCGACCCCAAGACGGCAGATTGCAAATCACAACAACCCGTAAAATAATAGATTCGGTGGAACAACTAAATCCGAGCGTATATGTAAATACGCCCCGGAAAACATAACATAAATAATATTATGTTAGGTAATATTCCATTTTATTTTCATTCTATTAAAAAGATCACTGAAGCCTTTTTGTATATTTTTAGTGATATATCAATCCAAAGAATTGATCCTGATACCGGATTAATAAAAGAAATTAAAGTTCCCATAGATCAAGCTGCCAAAGAAAAATGGGCTGTTCGTATGGAAGAAGATCCAAATGCTGGTAATGAAGCGACACAAAGACATGTACAAATTATTCTTCCTAGAATGAGCGCAGATTTAACAAATTTTCATTATGATTCTCATAGAAAATTGCCAGCTATTAATTACCGTGCTACCCCATCTGGTAATGGTCCATATGCATTAATTCAATTAAATCCTATTCCTTATATTTTTGATTATTCGTTACATCTGCAAACTAGAACATTATCCGATTCATATATGATCGTGGAACAAATATTAGCATTTTTTAGACCCGATTATGTTGTACCAATTATTGATATAAAGGAAATGAATATACATCGAGATATTGTATTCACTTTAACAAATTGTTCTCATCAAGATTCTTTTGAAGGTTCTTTAGATACAAAACGTGTTATTGAATGGGAATTTTCATTTCAAGCACAAGCATTTATATATCCACCGATTAAACAAAAACCGGTTATTACCACAGCAAATGTATATACTCCAGAATTTAGTGAAACCAGTACAAGTGGTGGATTGGTAGAAGTAGTTTCTAATCCATCCGGAATTAATATAGACCAACCTTATGATTTTATTGTGAGTGAAACAAATGGCTAGAACCAAAAAAATGCCTGTGGCTCAAAAAATTGCATCCAGTTTACAAATAGCCGAAGATGAAATAAATTCTTTGTTGCCTGTAGTACATCAACAATCGTTGGTGCCTGAAATTCTTTCTCCAGAAATTATTGTAGAACCTTCTATTAAGTTATCCAAAGACGTTTCAGATGATTATGAATTTGCCCGAAATAATTTACATGGTTTACTTGAAAAAGGAAATAAATTATTAGAAGGAATTTCTGATCTTGCATCGGATTCAGATTCACCTAGGACCTTTGAGGTCGCTGGTAATATGATAAAGGTATTAATTGAAGGTACGCGGGAATTGATGACACTTCAAAAAGATATTAGAGATATTCAGGATAAAACAAAGGTTCCAGATTCTCCTTCAACTATAAATATTGCTAGTGCCGAACAAGTAACCAATAATACAATTGTTGGTACTACTCAAGAAATGTTGGAGATGCTGGCGGCGCTTAAACAGAAGAAAATTGATACTCAAATAGAAAAAGAAAATTAATCATGGACCAGGATACTAATGCATATTTAGGGAATACTTCCCTCAAAAATACCCAGGTAAATATTAATTGGACTCCTCATAGATTAGAAGAGTTAGAGAAATGCGCGGCAGATCCAATTTATTTCATACAAAACTATGTTAATGTGGTAACAATTGACGAAGGTGTCGTTGGATTTAAGTTGTGGAAGTTTCAAACTAAATGTATTAATTTATTTCACAAAGAAAGGTTTTCAATTTTACTTACTCCGCGCCAAGTTGGTAAAAGTACCATGGTTGTATCCTATTTCTTGCATTATATACTTTTTAACAAATATAAAAATGTTGGAATTTTAGCTAACAAAAGGGATTCAGCAGTAGATTTATTATCTAGATTACAGCTTGCATTTGAATTATTACCAAGTTGGTTACAACAAGGTGTGGTAGTTTGGAATAAAACTAGAATCAAGTTAGAAAATGGATGTGAAATTTCGGCTCATGCTACCAGTGGTGCCTCTGTGCGCGGTCGTACTTTTAATATAATTTTCTTGGATGAATTTGCTCATATTGAAGCCAAGTTGGCAGATAAATTTTGGACAGCAACTTATCCAGTTATTTCTCAAGGTAATACTTCTAAGGTTATAATCGTTAGTACTCCTAATGGAATGAATTTATTTTATGATTTATGGATGAAAGCCAATTTAGATCATTCCAGTGATAAATGGAATCAATTTTTTCCTATTGAAGTACATTATACTGAAGTGCCTAATTATGTAAAACCTGGTTGGGTAGAAAAAACAATTTCTATTATTGGACAGGAACGTTTTGACCAGGAGTTTGGTTCATTTTGTACAAAAACTTATATAAATATATATGACACTCTTTTACAAAAAGAAATTAGAGTTCCTATAGGTGATTTATATGAAAGATTACTCCAAGATAGATTATTGGATAAATAAACGAGGATTTAATGAAACCGAAGCACAACAAAAAGTAAAACAATTTTTAGAAAGACAAAGAGAATCGGGATTAATTAAATCTAAAGACTTTAATTTAACCAAAGATATTTTAGAAAATGATTACAAAATACTAGGATCTAAATATCAAGTTAAATTAAAATATAATGTGGCTCTTAAAGTTATTACCCGATGGTTTAAAGAATTTGGAATAGAAGAAACATATTATACAAATAAAAATATTGATAAAGTAAAAATGAAAGAACTTTGTTTATCCAGAGAACCAGTAATTTATGCTGCCAATCAATTAAATTGTTCTTGTAAGTTTTATACAGGTGAAAGAAATAGATTTGGATGGATTTCAAAAAATCGTTTATTTGATTTTCAAACAACTCAAAAACTTTGTAATGAAATTATTAGTTCCTATTCGCAGGGTATTGATAAAGCGTTTCTTGCTGATCCAAATTTACGATATAGTATAGAATATTATACTAAAAATCATTTTTTAGAATCAAAGAAATTTACAGAAAGAGTATATCGAATAATTCACAATTATACACCGGAACAAATTGATAAATGTGTTGTAACTCAAGAACCTTTAAAATTTTATACTATAATAAAAGGTTATGGAGTATCGGAATTAAAATTATGTAAACGAGGAAGATTACACAGTCAAAGTGGAATTTCTCAAAAAATATTTAATATTATTTATAAAAAATTATCAAAAGATTTACAAAAGAAATGTAATTTTTCCTCATTAAATCAAGAAAAACAAGTAAGAGTTACTAAAAAATTTAAAAATATTCCACATATCAATAAAAGAATATATTCTTTGGATTTTTGTTTGAATAAACATAATATTGAGTTTGATGGTACTTATTGGCATAAAGATTCTAAAATAGAAGACAAAGTAAGAGATAAATATTTAAAAGGAAAAGGTTATAAAATATTTAGAATTTCTGAATCTAAATATACAAATAATCCAGAAAAAATAATAGAACAATGTCTGCAATTCTTGAAGGATTAGAAAAAAATAACGGACGTTATAAAATTTTAACCCCATCTGGATATGAACCTTTTTCTGGAATTAGAAAATATAAAGAAAAAAAAGTAGTTCATATATCATTTCATGATGGTTCTATTATTTCTGTAACAGAAAATCATATTTTTGTTTTATACAATAAACAATTAATATTTGCTGGAGCATTAAAAATTGGAGATGCTCTTGTAGATGTTAATAATAAATTACAATATGTTCTTTCTACTAGAACCGAAGAAAAGGAAACAGATTTTTATTGTGTTGTAAATGCAGGAAAAGAACAATTATATTATGGAGATAATATTTTATCTCATAATTGTGAATTCCTTGGATCCGGCGCCACTTTAATAAATGGAAGATTCCTAAAAATGATGCCGATTCTTCCCCCAATATATTCGCAAAATGGACTTGATGTATATAAGGACCCAATACGATCCAAAGATGAACCTAGAAAATATGTAATTGTAATTGATACAGCAAGAGGAAAACAATTGGATTATTC